TGGCTCGCTCCCAGTTGATTAAAAGGAGTTTCGCCGGGAAGTGTGTCACCCATAACAAGTTTGTTCAGTACAAATTCAAGATAGTTCCCATGAGCTCCTGCAATAAAATCAATTGTAATCATAGTCCCGCTTTCTGTAGGATATCTTTGACCCATTCGGTGTCGGCCATGTGGTCCTTGAATCGTTGTTGCCAGTAATCGGGATCGATCCAGGGCATTATGATGGCTGCTTGATCTTCACGTAGTGCTTCCAAGAACTCGATGCCACTGGCACAGTTGTACACTATCCAAGGACTTATACGGCCAGTGGTGATATGATAACACACACGGTTAGCATTACCATATCTAAAGTAATCAACGAACCCGTTCTTGAGTTCGGGATGTATTTCAGCGTATTGGGTCATTTCAGTCAGTGCACGTTCCAGGGCGTCCTGTGTAGCTTCTCGTTTTACATACTCCAACAACCATTCAGAATACAATGTGTCTTTACACCAGTAGTCCAGTTTCTTGTTGTTCTTTAAAAGCCAATCCGTAAAAGAAATAAAATTAATGCAACGGATGCTGACACAATACCTACCAAATTTAATAAAGGCATTATAATAAGGACTCTTAGCAAAATCATCGTAAGACTTGAGTCGTGCACTGCCCTGTGTGTATTCATAAAATCTAAGATACGCCTTAAGGCCCCATTGTACACCTGTTTCATCGCGTTGAGTATGGCGACGCTTGGCTTCACAGAGGTGCGCCAGTAAGGTTGTTTCTTTTCTAAAAGGCTTTGCACAATATCTGCAATTATACGAGGTTGTGGTCAATGCAGTAGTCATAAAGATATTTTTCTAAATGATGATAATCACTATGTTTGTAATGTCGTATGTCCGGAGACAAATTTTTATCAGAATCAAACGAATTGGCCCCCTGCTGATGGAGATATAAATTGGCAACAAATTTATCTAGTGGTACAATATTTGCAATTTTATTCAAGCTGTTCTTGGATAGTGCAGAAATATAATCGTAGCCGATTTGACAGGAATTGTATATGCAAAAAGCAATGGACTTATTTTTTAAATATCCGCACAACATCAATACGTCCAATATGGTTTGTTCGGCATACATATAATCTTGATAATCATGTATAAATTTGTTCTGTATGTATTTGTTTATAATCTTTAACTTGGCAATATTATATCCAATGTTGTTATGTATTACCCCGCTGGCACTGTAGTTTACCCATTGTTGTTTTTCAGAAGCCAATTCAAATCTGCTCCAAAATGTCAGTCCTATCAGTACAAAATTTGCCGGATGCGATTCTAAATATTCCACTGTGGTTCGAATAATGGCACGATTGCAATTTCCGCCCTGTGCCAAATTGGTAACAGACGAGCAGTTGACTTGTGCGGCAAATTTATCAGACATGCCATGCAGTAGATAACTGTCGCCGTTAATCAGCAGTGTGCTCACAGATACTCCTTGATTCGCCTGTCATCCCACCCGTGTGCTCGTGCCAATTCTTTAATATCGTTCTTGTCGTTTATTTTTGCCAGCATCTTGATCTCGTCGCTTTTTGCATGGGGATATATTTCGGCAAAAAACTTTTCAGCTCGGTTGTTACCAACTCCACGTTTGGGTGCTGCTATCCAGTTGTGTCTAAACTTTCCCATGTGTGGGCTCACTGTAGTGGCCAACAACCACTGCAATTTTTTATGTTGTGTGGCACTGACATCAAAGAAATGCTTGTTCAGGCGCTCGTTCACGCTCAACAGGTAATAGACCTGCACATCATAGTCTGCAGACACCACACTGCCCCAACGTATCATTAAAAATGGGCTAAACTTTTTGCGTTCCTCATCACTCAAGTCATCAAAGAACTCTCGATTCTTTGTGTCAAACTGTTGCATTTCGTATCCGATGTTTAGTTTATCTGTCATGATCTTTTTTTAAATTATAGTATACTATAACACGTTCCAGTAGTTCTCGCAAGCCTTCGTCTCGCCGAGCCATTCTGCGTATTTCGCCCCACATTTGATCTTCCTGTAATTGTTCATGCAGTGTTTTGCCATCCGAGATTATATCACTCCAGTTACTGCTTTGTTGATAAAGTTCTCGATGCGGTCCTGCACCAGTTCTGCGATACACAGTTTTACCCTTGTCTGGGCTTTCAAATATCGTGCTCATGTTACCAAATCTTGTTGTAATCAACAACTTCGCTCTGTCGACTAATGTCTTTGACAAAGTACACACACATGGGTCCGTCTACACCTTCCTCCAATGGCACTGCCAACATTTGCCCAGGTTTGAGTTTGGGGAAATACCATTTGATGTCTTGATAAATGTCCACAATTTCCACTGGGTAAAAATCGGGCCTAAAGCTGGTTCTAGGATTGAATGCAAACGCACTAAATCCACGATCGTTTATGCTGGTCAAAGGTACCACTTCTAAATCACCTTGTTCTTTTTCTCCAATCAACAACTGCCAATCCACCGGCATCTTGACAATGTGTTTGCCAATACGCAACACCAAGGCTGGAGCGTTAAAACTTTCCATAAAAATCAACGGGATAAAAAAGTAGTCGGGCTCGCGCGGATTACTGTTGTCCAACACACAAAAATTGAGTTCTTCAATTTCATTTGGTATCTCGTTCATCTCATAACTGCGATTCTCAAGCGTTAGTATTCTCATTTATTATTTCTTTTGCCTCAGGCGTTATTATATACCGTCCGATATCTCTTTCCAGAAATCCCGATATAACTGTTTGGTGCAACGGAAACTCGTCCAAATTGACTGGTTCCGTTGCAGTATATGTTGCATTATAACTGTTTTTGTTGCCAAAGTAAACCTTTGGCACATCATTTTGTTGGACTGCTTGATTTACAAACATGTGATGCAGGTGACCGTAGTCACCGTCTTCGTTGTGGGTCAAAATTAAATCATACGCCTTAGAGATATTGCCGATCTCTTGCAGTGCTTGTTCTTTATCAAATCCCAAATTGCCACGTTTGACATATTCGTAGTCGTCATTAAATCCCAGGAACAGTGTAGACACGTTTTTCTTGGCCCAATATTCTGTAACTTCTTTAGCTCTTGCATGCCAGGAACAATAAGTCAAATACAGTATCGTCCATTCAAATCCCGAATACATTTCAATAAAGGGCTTGGCAAATATAACACAATCATCGGGATGTGCCACCACTGCCAGTGCTTTCATAAATCCCAATGTTGTTTGATTATGTTGTAGTACATATCTGCAATATGCCGTTGTCCCTCTACAGTGGTGTGATATCCAGGGTCGCTCTCGACGCTGGGCAACCGCCACTTGTTGTTGTTGCCAACAACTGCCGGTAGCAAACTGTCATCCAAGGCCAAGCAGTGATCGGGAATTACTTTGGGGAATTGACTTCGTATATTACGTGCATTCCAAATACTATCCGAAGCCAACAAAAAAGGTATCTCGGCATAGTGCAATTGCATTATGCCATCTCGTATGATCCATTGATCTTGTTGCAGTTTCCATTGACTGTCGTATAAAAAATTTATGTATTGTTTGATCGCAGATTGTGTAGCTTTATCTATTAGTCCACTGCGATATTGATGAGGTAAATTTTCAGCTAGACTGAAAATGGTCTCACAGATCATTCTATAGGGGTTGTTACCGTAGTTGATGTTGTCAATGCCGGCAGCAAAATCATATCCATTGGCATGATTGTGTTGCAAATGTTTTTGCAGATGATTGTCTTTCCAGTCCACCGCTCCGTTTAATTTTGGTGCATACGGAGCAGCACTTGCAGGAATCTCCATGCGGTCATGGTATGTGGGAACAACAATAGCAAATGCGGGACGTTGGCGCAACACTTCGTCGATTTGTATACGTATTCCGCCGTTGGAGCATCCTTGTCGGGCCAGTATTTGCACCTCCCACCCCAATCTTTGGGCCAATACTTCGCCCCAAGCAGTGCCCGGTAACTCTTGTGCGGGTGCACTAAAACTGTCTCCACATACAATTAATTTTTTCATTGCCATTCCACTTTTTCTATCGAGAACGGATAATTAGCTTCAGTATAGAACTTTTTTCTAGCCGTAAGGTGTCGTTTGGCAAACTTACATGTTGATGTAATGTCCCAAATCTCCACGTGGTCCTTGTCTACAGCTTTTCGTATACCTCGTCCAATGCTTTGTATAACCCTAACAAAGCTCTTTCCGGGTTCCACCAGAACCAGATTAAAAATACGAGGGATATTAATACCCACTGCGGCCACACCGTAAGTCGCCACAATAATCTTGCCAGTACTAGTCGCCACAGCGTCATATTCTTCTTGCCGTTTTGTTCCTTTAGTTGCTCCACTTACAAATACCGCCTTATCACCTAAATATTCTACTAATAATTTACCTGTTGCTACTCGATCCACCAGCACCAGGGTATTGCCTGTGTCGTTGACCTTAAGAATCAAATTTCTCATATAAGTCAAACGCCCTGTAGTCTCTAACAAGTATTTTAGCTCTTGTTGGTATTCTCGATATTCTACATGATCAATCAACTGCACAATGTTCACATGACAGTTGGCAAGATGCCCGGCTTCTTGAAGATCACTAGCACTCAATCGCCCAACTACTGGTCCTAGACTACAAAGTATACTTATCCTCGCATGGTCCTCCTTGGGAATTGTTCCAGTCAAGCCCCAGCGAATTGGCACATGTGCAAATACACTGGTAAGCAAAGTTTTTAATGCATCGGCTTTGGCCATGTGTACTTCATCCACCATGACACATACCACTCCCGCAATAAAGTCGCTAATTTCAACTTCAGCTTCACCTGACCGAGTGGTTTTCATCATGTTGTTGGG